ATCCTCTAATGGGAGTAGTCATAGGGCTACTCTCCCTCTTCTTATTTATAGAATGGTCGCATGTCCTTTATCACATGCGGGAAGAGACACCTCAGAGTCGGACCTCTTCCTAATTGGCATTAGCCCGGTACGCCGGATACCTTTTGCCGTCTAGACGGTGGGATAGACCACAAATAATCTCGAGAAAAATTTGTACAAAGAAATATCAACCTTTAATTTTAACTGAAAACAATGGCTGTAGCACAGCAAAGTACAGGCAACCCTTCGTCATTAACTTGGGGTGGTGCCGATAATGGTGCAGCAACAACAACTGCTGCACGTAGAGAACTTTATTTAAAATTGTTTTCCGGAGAATTGTTCAAAGGCTTCCAGCGTAACACAATCGCTAGAGATCTTGTAACAAAGAGAACCCTTAAAAATGGACGCTCAATGCAGTTCATCTTCACAGGAAGAACAAAGAGTGAGTTCCATATTCCCGGAAACAACATACTAGGTAACACCGATGGTGCACCTCCAGTAGCAGAGGTAACAATCGAGTGTGATGACCTCTTAATCTCAAGTGCTTTCGTTTATGAACTTGACGAAACACTTGCACACTACGACTTACGTGGAGAAATTTCTCGTAAGATCGGATATGCACTAGCAGAAAACTATGACAGACGTATCTTCAGAGCTGTTACTAAGGCTGCTAGACAAGCTAGTCCTATCACAAAGACTAACTTCAAAGAGCCCGGTGGAACACAGATCAGAGTTGGTACAGGTAATGCTTCAAACGCATATGACCCAACTCTTCTAGTTAATGCATTCTATGACGCTGCTGCTGCTCTTGATGAAAAAGGAGTAAGCGGTGAAGGACGTGTAGCTGTATTAAACCCAAGACAGTATTATGAATTAATACAAGGTGTTGGTGGATCAGGTTCCGGTGCATACCTCATCAATAGAGATGAGCAAGGTGACGCATTACAATCAGGTAATGGTATCCTTGAGATTGCTGGTATCAGAATCTTTAAGTCAATGAACATTCCATTCTTTGGACAGTTCGGTACGATTTATGGAAACGCTGGTGCTACAAACCCCGGTGTCACTTCTCCAACAAACACAGGTGACTTCGTGTCTGAAGGCATGGGAGATCAGCAAGAAATCGCTGTTCCTACTGCTAATGCTAATGCTAACGAAGGGCAAAGAACTGTAAACGATTACGGTGAAGCTGCTAAATTCGTTAACAGCTGTGGATTAATATTCCAGAAAGAAGCTGTTGGATGCGTAGAAGCAATCGGACCACAAGTACAAGTAACATCTGGCGATGTGTCAGTTATCTACCAAGGCGACGTAATCCTAGGAAGACTCGCTATGGGAGTAGCTCCACTAAACCCAGCTGCTGCTGTAGAATTAGTAGCCGGTGCTGCTGTTAACTCAGGAGCCACTGCTGCTTTCTAAATTTTTATTTTTTATACGGGAGCTTCGGCTCCCCCTTTTTTTATTATGGCTTCCACAACTATTGACCTCGATACCGAACTATCCGCAGTAAATTCAATACTGGGAGCTATCGGACAGGCTCCGATAACACAGTTAAAGGACCCTGTGACCGGGGCGATTACAAATGCAAACCCAGAAATACAATTTATATATAATTTATTAAAAGATGCTAGTATAGACGTACAGTCAGAAGGCTGGCATTTTAATACAGAAAGTCACGTAGAGTTTCCAGTAGATTCTAATACTAATAAAGTCACTATTCCAGCAAATGTAGTTAAGCTAGATTTACATGATAGTTGGAGAAGTAAAAAATATAACTTCGTAAGACGTGGAGGATTTTTGTATGATAAACAGACTCATACAGATCAATTTCCTGACGTAGAAAAATTCGTATTAGATGTTACTAGAATATATGAGTTTGAAGATTTACCGCCAGTCTTTAGAAGACACATAACTTATAGAGCATCTAGAATGGCAGCTACTCAATTGGTAGCTAACCCACAACTCGTACAATTATTACAGACTCAAGAAGGTTTAAGCCGAGCTAGTCTTATGGAGTACGAGTGTAATCAAGGTAATCATAGTATGTTTGGATTCCCAGAAGATACTGTATATACCACATACCAACCATGGAGGAACTTACCAAGATAATGGCATATAAATATGATGAAGATGATCTAAAAGATATCATGACTATGGAGATTAAGTATAATGGTCAAGGTCAAATGACTGATTCTAAAGGCAATGTCTTAGGACCAATGAGACCTATCCCTCCACATGATGTTAATAAACCTCCTAAATTTAGAAAACTTAAAAAGAAAAAATAATGGCAGGCATAACACAAACTATAGCTAGTTTCAACCAAGGTATATCTGAACAGCCAGATCATCTAAAATTTCAAGGTCAGGTAAGAGACGTAGTTAACGCTATACCTGACATAACCTACGGTCTATTTAAGAGACCGGGTGCAGCTAGAGTAGGTACTACGCCTTTAGCTAGTGTAGCAAGCGGTGGCTCATGGTTTCATTACTTTCGTGATGATGATGAAGGTGCATATGTTGGGCAGATAGATGCGACTGGCGGCTTTAAAGTTTGGAAAGCTAGTGGTGATAACCCCGGTGCAGCTCAAAATATAAAGTATGGAGCCAGAGAATGGTTTGATACAGATTGGAATTATGGAGACAAAGTACAGAAAACTACCAGTGGTACAGCTAGAATCTACGAAGCACAAGCTGCTATTAGCCAAGGTACAGCTGCTCCAACTCATACTTCTGGAACTACAAATAACTGGAAGTTTATTGAGACTGTGGCAGCAGCTACAACTAGAATACAAAATTATTTAACGACTAGTGATCCAGAAAATTTACAGTTCCTTACTATCAACGACACTACCTTTGTTACTAACCGTGATAGCTCTAACACTAATACTAAAGTAGGCGAGACTGGTACTACGTTTGATAGACCAGAGCCTCACTGTGCTATGATCGAGCTGCTAAGAACAGAAAACGGAAGACAATATGGTCTAAATATATTCGACTCTACATCTACTGGTAATTTAACTACAATTAAAAGAGCTACAAAAGTTAAAATTACAGGTAACGACTTTGACGAAAGTGATGGCTCAGGTTCATGTCCCGGTATAGGTACAGAAGTATATGCTGTAACAGCAGCTGGAAGTTATGGTGCTACCACTAATGTAGTACATGTTAAAAATAGTAGTGGTACAACTCTTACAGCAAATAGAGATAATTTAATATTTCGTGTTACAGCTTTAGGTCAGCAAGGTATTAGCCCTAATTATAATGCTAACAGTAATGGTCCGGCTGGACAGAATTACAGATGCAGTTATAATTTAGAAGTTGTTTTACTACATGGTGGAGAAGGCTGGGAAGTCGGCGATGTCGTACGTGTAGAACCAGCTCATGCAGCCACAGCTAACAGCTCTGATGCACAAGCTTATATTGAAGTTACTGTTACAGAAATAGAAACTACTCAAGTTAAAGCTACACTTACAAATAATGGAGACGGATTAGTACGTCCATCACCTACACCATTCGATGCTGATACAGCAGTCACAGCCGATACTATATTAGCTGGTATAACTGCACAGCTACCAGCTGGTATAACTGCTAAAGTTATAGGACCGGGAATTTATTTGTCTAGTAATAACTCGTTTAACGTAGAGATTGTAGAAGAAGATCTCATGAGAGTTTTCCAGAAATCAATTAACGAAGTTACCTTACTACCTAATATGTGTAGACACGGTTATATAGTTAAAGTAGCTAATGCTAGGATGTCTGATGAAGATGACTACTACCTACAATTTCAAGGAGAAAATAATTTAGATGGTGCTGGATCTTGGACCGAATGTGCACTACCTAACATAACTAATGAGTTAACAAATATGCCATTAGTTATACAACGTACAGGTTTAGCAAATGAAGGCACATCTTCAGAAATAGGTACATTTACTATACGAGAGTTTAATTATGCTAAACGAGGTGTAGGAGATACAATTACTAATCCTATGCCTACTTTCGTAGGTAAGCGTATAAATAAAGTATTATTTTTTCGTAACAGGTTAGCTATATTAGCAGGGGAAAATGTTGTTCTATCTAGACCCGGTACACTTGGAGAACCTGATTTTTTCATAGAAACAGCTCTGACAGTATCAGCTAGTGACCCTATTGATATATCTGCTGCATCTATGTTTCCATCTGAAATATTTGATGGTATAGAAATTAATGCTGGTTTACTTGTATTTAGTTCTAACCAACAATTCTTACTAGCTACTGATGATACAGTACTGAATCCAGATACAGTTAAATTACGTAGTGTATCTACATACAATTATAATATAGATATGCCTCCTATTTCATTAGGAACTACTATAGCTTATTTAGATAACTCAGGTAAATATAGCCGCATGAATGAAATGGCTAATACTTCAAGAGAAGCAGAACCTGACGTTGTAGAAATCAGTAAACTTGTACCTTCACTACTACCTAAAAATGTTGATTTACTTACTAATTCTAGAGAAAATAATCTAATATTAATTGCTAAATCAGGTACTGATACTGTATATGGCTATAAATACTTTGTTGTCGGTGATAGAAAAGAACAGCAAGCATGGTTTAAATGGAAACTAAATAATAACTTAAAATATCACTTTATTATTAATGATTCTTATTATTTTGTAGATGAAGATAACTTCTTACAATCTATACAGCTAGTACAGTCAGATGACGAACCTAGTATCAATCAAGATAATATAAACTATCTTATACATTTAGATAACCATACAGATATTTCTGGTGGGGTATATAATGCAACTACACAAAAGACCACATTCAGTAGCGTCAGTTGGTTACCTCAAGTTACAACACCTAATCATGAGTTAGCTATTATAGACGTAGATCAAAATGCACCTAGAGTAGCTAGATACGCCAAACCTACAGCTACTAGTACAACTAGTTTCACAGTTCCGGGAGATTGGTCAGGAGTTACATTAAAAATAGGATACCTGTATCAATATCTTGTAGAGTTTCCTCGAATATATCCGACTAAATCTACGGGTGAAAAATCTTTCTCTGATGTTAACTCTTCACTTATTGTACATAGATGTAAGTTTCACTTTGGTAAAATAGGTCTATATGAAACTACACTCAAACGTTTAGGTAAATCTAACTATGATGATGTATACGACTCTAATGATTTAGACGAGTACGAAGTATCTGATGCTCCATATTTAGAAGAGCATATTCAAACTATACCAGTCTACGAAAAAAACAAAAACGTAGATATATTTTTAAAATCAAGTCACCCAGCTCCAGCTACCCTAAGAGCAATGGCATGGGAGGGAGACTTTTCACCAATGTTCTACAGACGTGCCTAATTACATTCACCCAATTACGATGGAGGCTGCCACAGAGGTAGCCTTTAATCTCCGTCCAGATGACCTCAGAGAGGTCGAAGAAGGTCATGGGATAGATCATACCCATCTACCATTCCTCATGACTCACAACCCATCCTACGTATATTTCACAGTGCCTGACGGCAAGACTGCTGGCATGGCCGGAGTAGGAGAGAAAGGTGATATATGGATGCTTTGCACTCCTGATATACACCGATACCCAATTACATTTGCAAGAGAGGCGAAGCGGTATGTCGATAGCCGTAAGGAGCCCCTCCTCTGGAATATAGTTGACAGTAGAAATAAAGTACATTTAAAATTACTTAGATTTCTAGGCTTCAAGTTCTTACGTAAGTTTGAACATGGACCAAATAACGTACAATTTATAGAATTTTGCCGTGTGCATGGATGCTAACGCAGCTGCGAGAAATGCTGCGAGACAACGATGGATGGAGAAGGACGCTAAGTTCCGCTCTGACTCGTTAAAATTTTGGAATAAAGAGACCTCAGCTCAACGTGGCTTGGCTCGAGGTGTCATAGGTTATAGCCGTGGTATCTCAGACGATTATCAAAGAGCTTTATATGTCCAAGGACAGGGACGACAGGCTTATCAACAAGGATACATAAAGTATCTCAAAGAGAAAGCTACAGTAAACGAAGGTGGTCAAGCTAGACGTCGTACTACTGGAATACGAGCTTTGATGGCAGCTAAAGGTAAACTAGAACAGGCTACCAGATCAGAGTTTGGAACTCAGATGCAGAGACGCTACAGAGGTCGACTGTTGAAACTGCAAGCTACACAAGCTGATGTAAGAAATAAATTAGGACTCACACCAGAATACGGAGCACCTGTATTAATGCCTCCAAGTGATTATCTAAGTGGTGCATTAAGTATTGCAAGCAGTGTTGCTGGTATTTACAGTGGCTTTGGATTTGGGTCAGATGCAAAGATTAAGGAAAATGTAGAACATGTTGGTACATCGCCACAAGGCTATGAGGTGTACGAGTTTAATTACAAAGGTGGTAAGACAAGATATCGTGGAGCTATGGCTCAAGACGTTGTTAAGAAAAATCCAATGGCTGTTGGTATACATCCAGAAGGTTATCTAACTGTTGACTACAGTAAAATTGATGTAAACATGGAGGTTATATGAGTTCATCTTATTTCGAGTCGTTAGGTAGAAAGGAGTCTGAACCCTTTACCTATGATAATCTAAACTACGCAGAGACAGAACCAGATCTCGTAGAAGCCACCAACAAACAGATAGACGAAAATATTAAAGATCGTAGACAGTTCTTCCAAGATAATATCGACCTTTACAACAAGACTATGGAAGCCCGTGGTAAACGTTGGAGTGATCTAGCAAAGCTTACTGAATCTGGTAAGAAGATATTAGATCAAAGAAGAACATATAAAGAAGGTGAAAAGAAGTGGGACGGTTGGGTTGCTGCATATGAAGATGAGGATACAAGATCTGAATTTATCAACAACGCTATACTTTATGAAAATGAGAACAAAGAACTAAAAGTAGAAGGATCTCGTGAAGTAGGTCGTATGCAAGTTACTGGTAGATCCAGTGATAATGTACCTATGAGACCTACAGATATAGCTGATTTTAATTTAGTTATACAAGCTGGAGACTTTGATAACGGTTTACAAGCTGTTAACGAGATGAACGCTCATCTTCCTATGTATATGAATATTGCTAAAAACTCTCTAGTGGTTAATGGTAAGTTGTATCAAGATATGACTTACTCAGAAAAGCAGCACTGGAGAAAAATTGCATATGCTAGATATGCACAGATGTGGATGGCAGAGCACCCAGAAATTACAGAAAGACATATAATCACTAAGTTTGTAGGTAATGTAAAAGGCGTCGAGCGTGACTGGGATGGTACTGCTTCTGACATGCACAAAGATGCAACTAACGAAATAGCTACGGGTTATCAGACTGTAGGTTTGATTAATAATATTAAAGCTGCCTCAGCTAATTACTATAATGGTAATCAAGATGCAACTGTCCATAGTCTCTTTAGTCAAGACAGTTACATTCAACAACGAGAAGCTTATTATGAAGCACAAGGTCTGGAAAATTCATACAAACTAGCTAATGATGATTTTATAAAAATACTTACTGCACCACAAAATATAGGTTTATTTACTGAGAATGAGATACGATATCTTACTCAAGTACATACATTTGTACCAGAAGGCCAAACAGGTGAAAAAACTTATGATGATATCCAGTCACAAAATGTTGCCAAAATTAATAATGCTTGGAACAAACACAAGAAAAAAGAATCAAAAGAGTTCTTAGAGAATGAATTAAACGCTTTAGAGATTCAAGTAAATGAAGGTGACCTTATAACTAGGGAGCAAATACTAGATTATTTAGCTCATCCGGAGTTAGAGCAGAGAGCCAATGCTTTACTCGATCAAAGTAATGATAGAAGAGCAATATTAAACCAACCAGAATTTGACACTCAACGTAAAAGATTACAAGATTCTATCCAGACATATGTTCAAAATAACTTTAAAGAATCTAGAGATTGGAATTGGCGATATTCTAAAGAAACGGCTATTCTAGATAAAGCTAAAGCTCTATTTAATCAAAAACTCACGTATTATCAGGGGTTAAATCAGGAAAATGCGGGTGCATTAGCAATGCAAGACGTGTTAAAGGAGTTAAACGATGGTAAATGGGATAATGTAAAGACCGCAGTATATGTAAATGGTAATCGTGGTGCTGATTTAGAGTCAGCAAGAAGATCTTATAATACTGATTATAATAAAACTGTTAACTCTACAGAAGTTCATTCATGGGAGCAACCTTATATAAAAAACGCTATAGAGTTCTTTAAACGTGGTTCTAACGTTGAGCTTGACGGATACTGGACACAGATAGCTAAGGATCATCCCGGTGTTAGTCCGTTTAAGTTAGCACATGATAGACTCTCAACCATCCTTGGTCCTAACGGTAAACCTCTTATTGAACCTAATCCAGCTTTTGGAGTCAGGTTAAATATGCCTAAGAATGATATAAAATTACTTATTACCAAAACTGACTTTGCTAAAATTAACAGGGTTATGCTAAGTTCAGATGAAAATATGAACGAAGTATTAAATTCTATACAAGATCCAGACGTCAAAGATAATGGAGGGATAGATGCTATTAAAGTTAATAACAAATATCAACCTCTAAATGAAGAAGTTAAATTATCTGAAATGACTGTTGGAGAAATTCTAGATAAGGTACGTAGTGGTGAGATTAGTAGAGATACAGAATTAGGTATTTACGGACTCAAAGGGGATGCTTTTATTGACTTAGCATTACACGCTAACTTAGATCTAGATAGAACTTTTGACCAAAATACTCAAACTTTAGTATTATTGCAAAGATTAAGGTATAAAGCAAATAATAGGCTTCAATTTAGAGATTCTGATTTTACATACAGAAGACTTGTAAATGTACCAGAAGAGGACAGAGAAGAATTTAAAAAAATTATAGGTGACTTAGGACCGTTTATGGATTTAAATTCTTTATTACCAATTGCTGCTAATGAGTTAGTACAGAAAAAAATGAATTAATTATGGATGAAAATAGAACCACTGACTTTGACCAAGTTGAGGAAAGTATAAATGAAATGGGGGCTGACTTAGAAGAACAGTTACGCCTAGATGAACAAAGAAAACTAAACTTACAACAGGAAGAAGAAGAGAAAAAGCAACAAGCTGAACTCTTGCAAGGTGATCCTAGAGACCAAGATCAGTGGGGACTACGAGCATTAGCTAAGGAAGGTCAATCCATACTGTCTGGAGGATTACAAGATACAGCTTCTTCTGTAACAACCTTCGCTGAACGTACCACAGATGCTTTATCTGGTGAGATGCAGCGAGAGAAAGAAGAGAAAGGTTATTATAGACCTGAATGGGACCCATTTGTTGACCATGATGATCCTATAATAACGAAGACATGGTGGGGTAAATTACTTAGAGGTACAGTACATTTTGGTTCGTTAGCTGTTGGTACAGTATTAGCAGCCAAAGGACTAGCCGCTACAGGTATACCTATACTAGCAGCCGGTGCTACTGGTCTAATGGGTATGGGTACTATTACAAGAGCTATGGCTATTGGTGGCTTATCTGATTTAATATCTAAAGAATCAGATGGTCATAATGCTTTAGGTTCCTTACGTGACCACTATGGTTGGATAGATACTCCGTTAAGTACCAAAGAAACAGACCATCCTATTATGATGAAGTTTAAAAACATCGTCGAAGGTATGGGAATAGGTCTAGTATTTGATGGTGCAGCTCACTTAATAGGTAAAGGTAGAGCTGGTGTTAAGAATCAAATTATAAAACGTAACTCAAGCATAGAAAATCAAACTACTACACAAGCTTTAGCACAGATACGTAGAGGTGATACAGAGTTTCGTGCTGCTAAAAATGCTCCTATCGCACAAAGGCATCAAGGTGCTGATATATCTGAGGTTGAACCCGGTAAAGCTAGAGAGCAGTTAAAACGTACACGTCAGGATTGGGGATCTGAAGACGGATCTACAGGTTCTGTTACTACATCCGTAGAGCGTGAACGTATAGTTAGAGAGAGCGGTACAACTGACGAGATAGTCGAACGTACACTACGAGGTCTAATGAGCGATGAGAAGTTTAAAGCTGAGTTAGAATCAGTAAAAGGAAATAGAAAAGCTTTAGCTGACGTATGGCGTGATGCTATTACAGAATATCATAAGATAACAGACGGCAGAAATGCTATGGAAATGTCAGGAGAGGAGTACTTAACTGACTTATTTAACAAACAAAAAGCTACTATACCTTTAGGTGATGAAGTATTTGAAACTTGGTCTGCTGAAACAGTTGTAACAGCTGATTTAGTTGTAGGATCTTTGCTTAAACAGCTTCGTGATACAGGTATAGCTGGTAGAGAATTGGCAGAATTTGTGTCTTTAGATGATATAGATGGTCCAGCTCAACAAATTATAGATACTATGCTAACAGCTATGTATCAAACCAAGAAGTCTCGATTCGTAGCTTCTGATTACTTCAGATCTTTTGGTGCTGGTAAGACTAAATCACAGTTGAATGATGCAGTTAATGCTGCTGTTCAAGCAGATATGGAAGATGTTAAAGATTCTATATTTTCTATTCTTAAAATAGCTAAAGATGATCCAGATGACAACTTATTAAATGCTTTATTTGAAGCGTTTACTATGATGAAAGATGTAAATAATCTAGATGACTTCGATAATTGGGCAAGAAAAGTATTAAAAGGTGGTCAGTTAGGAGGAGAAGGACCAGATCGTACTGGTGCTTTAATCCGTAACTTACAAGAAATGATAAGTCATAGCGTATTAAGTGGACCTAAAACTCCAATGCGAGCTCTTTTAGGTACAGGTGCTGCAACATTCTTACGTCCTTTATCTACTTTTATGGGTGCAATGTTGAGATATCCGCTTACAGGTGACTCAGCTACTATACGTAGTAGTTTAGCATCTATGAATGGCATGCTAGAAGCATTACCAGAAGCTTTTGATTTATTCTTTACGAAATTAAATGGTTATTGGAGTGGTGATATATCTACAATCAAGACTAGATATATTGAATTTAGCAAAGGTGACTATAACTGGGAGTTAGTACGTAGATGGGCAGAAGATAGCGGTCGAGCAACTAAGGAAGATCGAGCTATCTTTGCATTTACAAACATGATTCGTAATGTAAACAATACTAATCTCTTTACTTACTCTACTAAGATAATGGCAGCGACTGACGATGCCTTTACATTCTTATTAGGTAGAGCTAAGATGAGAGAAAAAGCGATGCGTAGAGCGTTGGAATTACGAGGTAATGGGATAGAAGTTCCTAATCTTACACCTGATTTAATGAAAGCTTATCAAGATGATTTCTATACAGAGATCTTTGATGCTAATGGTAATATTAAAGATGATGCAACTATGTTTGCAAAGAAAGAGGTTACACTTACACAAGACTTAACAGGCTTTGCTAAAGGTTTGAATGATGTGTTAACTGCTAACCCTTTTGTTAGACCTTTCTTCTTATTTGCCAGAACTGGTGTAAACGGATTATCTTTAACTGCTAAACATACCCCCGGGTTCAACTTTTTAGTTAAAGAATTTAACGAGATAGCATTTGCAACTCCTGATAACTTAGGAGCTGTTAAAAAGTATGGAATAAATACAGCAGAAGAGTTAGCTAATGCTAAAGCTTTACAAACAGGTAGATTAGCAATAGGCTCAGCTGTAACCTTTATGGCTATACAAGCTTGGATGGATGGTAGATTAGCTGGTAACGGACCAGCTGACAGACAGATGCGTCAAGGCTGGATAGATGGTGGATACGAACCACGTACTATTGAGCTAGGTGGTGTTAGAATAGGTTATGATTCTATCGAACCTTTTAACCTTATCCTATCTACAATCGCTGATGTAGGTGATGCTAGTATGTTAATGGGTGAAGAGTGGACAGAAAAAGAACTTCAAAAGATATCATTAGTTATTGCACAAGCTGTTTCCAGTAAGTCTTACTTGTCAGGTATTCAACAGTTAGTTGACTTAGCTGCTGGTCGACCCGGTCAGTTTGAACGTATCTTTGCAAGTATAACTAATAATACTGTGCCTTTAGCTGGTTTACGTAATGAAATGGGTAGATTAATTACACCTTATATGCGTGAAATTAACTCAGGTATTTTTCAATCTTGGCGTAACAGAAACTTAGGATCAGAAAATATCCCCGGAGTAGACGCCTTACCTGTTAAATATGATATGTTAAATGGTAGACCTATTAAAGATTGGGATTTCATGACTAGAGCATTTAATGCTATTAGCCCAGTTTCTCTTAATTTAGATAGTAACCCAGCTAGACAACTTTTATTTAATAGTGGTTATGACCTTAGAATGTCTACTTATTATGCTCCAGATGGTACAAACTTAACAGATAACCCAGAAATAAGATCTAGATTTCAACAAGCTATAGGTGAGTTGAATTTAGAATTAGATTTAGATAGATTATCTAGAGATCCTAGAATCCTAGAGTCTATAAAATTAATGCAAGCTGATATACGAGCTGGAAAACGTGGGGAGTATAATGCAAGAGACTACTATCATAATATAGTAATTGATCGCTTATTCAAAGAAGCTAGAGTATTAGCTTGGAATAGAATTAAAGATGAGAAACCTATATATGATTTACGTTTACTTCAACAAGCAACTGGAGCATTACAAGATGCTAAAACATATGAATCTTACTCATTATTAAATATGTATAAATAAATGGCAAATCAACAAAACTCGTACACGGGAAGTCAGGGAACAGGCACTAACAGTGCTGATTTCCCTTTCACCTTTCCGTCATTTACAACAGGCGAGGTAAAAGTAGAGGTTGATAATGTAGTCAAAACTCTCACCACCCACTATACCGTCGAAAATTATAATACTACATCTGGTGGTACAGTTAGATTTACCGCTGGCAATATACCTACAGGTACTACACCTCTTCGTATATTTAGACAAACGGACGTTGAAAGTCCAAAAGCAGAGTTTTCGGCTGGTGCATCATTAAAAGCTGGTGAACTAAACGATAACTTTAAACAAATACGTTACGCATTACAAGAAGGTATTGGTGCAGCAGCAACCGATAGAAAAGTACAAAGATTTAATATAGAAGCAGACTCTATTGATGGTACATTAATCGCAGATGATGTCATTGACTCAGAACATTATGTTGCTGGTTCTATAGATCTTGAACACATGTCAGCTAACTCAGTTGACAGCGATCAATATGTAGATGGCTCTATAGATGGTGTTCATATAGCTAACGATCAAATAGACAGTCAACATTATGCTGCTGGCTCAATAGATCTAGAACATATGTCTGCTAATTCTGTAGACAGCGACCAATACGTGGATGGATCAATAGATTTAATTCATATGTCTGCTAATTCTGTAGATAGTGACCAATATGTTGACGGTTCTATAGATAGTGTTCACTTAGCAGCAGATGTAATAGATGGTACTAAATTAGCTGACAATTCAGTTAATTCAGAACACTACGTAGACGGATCTATAGATCACGAACACTTAAATAATGATGTTATAGATGGAGATAATATCCAAGACGATGTCGTTGACTCTGAACATATAGCTGCTGGAGCTTTAGATAACGAGCACTACGCTGCCGGATCTATTACATCAGATAAGTTGAATGGTGCAACTGTTGTTACTAATGCCGAACAAGCAGCTGCTAGTGTAAATGATACTTCATTCTTTACTACTTCTGCATCTGATGCTAGATACTTTAACATAAGCTCTGGTGACACAATTAAGGATGGTCAAACATTTCCTGACAACGATACTACGATTGCTACAACCGCAGCTATTAATGACAGAATAATTGACCTTGTTGATGATGTCGGTGGTTTTGTACCTATTGCAAGCGAGACAGTTTTTCCTAATGCAAATCCAGATGTAAATAATGGTACTGGAACTCTTATAAGTATTAAAGAAATAGGTGCAAGTAGAACACCATCAAACGGTACTGTAACTATTGCAAATGGAAACGTTGCAAACAACGCAACAATTACTATTACAGGTTGTGGATCTACAGTTCTTACAGCAGGCTTTGGAGCAATTGTAGAGACTACGACTACATTACATACATATACATTCCATAGGCTAACTCCAAAAGCAACAGAGGTTACAACTGTAGCTGGTATATCTGGCAATGTAACTACTGTAGCTGGTATTTCTAGCAACGTAACTACTGTAGCCGGTATAGCTTCTAACGTAACTACAGTTGCTGGTGTTTCTTCTAATGTAACTACAGTAGCTAATAGTATATCAAGTGTAAACAATGCGTCTAATAATATATCTTCTGTTAATAATTTTGGTGATAAATATCAAGTTGCATCATCTAACCCATCAACAGATGGCGGCGGTAATGCACTAGCTGAAGGTGACTTATATTTTAACACTACTGCTAACGAACTAAAAGTTTATAATGGTTCAGCTTGGCAAGGTGGTGTCACAGCTACAGGTAACTTTGCTGTTGTTACTGGTAATACATTTACTGGAGATAACGTATATAATGACAATGCTAAACTAAAACTTGGTACAGGTTCAGATTTAGAGATATTCCATAATGCTAATGATTCTATAATTAATGATGCTGGTACAGGAGATCTAAAAATTCAATCTGGTGGTAGTACAAAGTTACAAATCACTTCATCAGGAGCTGAATTAACAGGTAATTTAGATGTTTCGTCAGGATTAGATGTAACAGGTAATATAACTGTAACTGGAACTGTAGATGGTATTGATATAGCTACAGATGTTGCAGCTAACACAGCTAAGGTAACTAACGCTACTCACACAGGAGACGTTACAGGTGCTACAACTTTAACAATTGCTGATGATGCTGTTACTTATGCAAAGATGCAAAATGTATCAGCAACAGACAGAGTTTTAGGTAGAGATTCTAGCGGTGCAGGAGTTGTAGAAGAGATTTCTCCAGCTAGTCTTCGTACAATGATAAACGTAGAAGACGGTGCTACAGCAGATCAGTCAAATGCAGAAATTAGAGCAGCCGTAGAAGCTGCTAGTGATTCAAACGTCTTTACTGACGCAGATCATACAAAATTAAATGGAATTGCAGCATCAGCTAATAATTATGTACACCCTAACCACTCAGGTGAAGTAACATCGACAGCTGATGGAGCTACAGTTATTGCAGACGATGTTGTAGATGAAGCGAATCTAAAAATCAGTAACGCAGGTTCTAACGGACAATTCCTATCTAAACAATCAGGTAATACTGGAGGTTTAACTTGGGCAACTGTAAATACAGAATTAGTCGGTGACACATCACCACAGCTAGGTGGTGACTTAGCAAGTAATGGTAACGATATTGACTTTGCTGATAGCGATAAAGCAATATTTGGTACAGGGTCAGATTTAGAGATTTTTCACGGTGGCTCGCAATCAGAAATCAATAATATCACTGGTGGTTTAGTAATAAAAGATACTGGTGGCTTTATGAGAATAAGGTCAGACGAGTTAAAAATTCAAGCAGCAACAGGTAATGAAAATTATATAGAATGTGATGCGAATGGAGCAGTTCAATTATTTTATGATAATGCAAAGAAAGCAGAAACAGTAACAGGTGGATTTACAGTTACAGGCACTTGTACTGCAACAGCTTTTGCTGGAGACGGGTCGAGTCTAACAGGTTTACCTCCTAGTTGTACTGGTGGAGGAAGTGACGAAATTTTCTGGGAAAACGGACAAACAGTTACTACTAACTACACTATTACTAATAATAAAAATGCTATGTCTGCTGGACCTATAACAATTAATAACGGTGTCGTTGTAACAATCGGTACTGGTGAAACATGGACAATAGTATAAATTATGCCAATAACATTAAACGGAAGCGGAACAGTAACAGGTCTTTCCGCTTTACCAGACTCAGCAATGTCAACTGGGTCTATAATTCAAGTTGTTTCGACAACAAAAACTGATACTTTTTCAGAATCTTTAACTGAAGCTAATTTCTCAGGAGCAGCAATAAGTCTTTCAATTACTCCCTCTTCTAATTCTAATAAAATTTTACTTTTTGCCACTTTGACTTTAGGTTTAAGTAATGATAATGAGGTTGAATTTGCGTTCTTTAAAGGTGGCAGTATAATTACAGGTGCTATTGGAGATACTGCAAGTAATCGAACAAGATCTCATGCGGCAGGCAGAGTTAATGCAACCAGTTCTCCGGGATTTGTTGCAGGGCATTATTTAGATTCTCCTTCTACTACAAGTGCTACAACTTACAGTGTAAGATTATCTCATCAAAATAATGGTTCGGCAACTGTTTACCTTAATAGGTCACATTCCGATACCGATGCAGATCAAGATTCAAGAATGGCATCAACACTTACAGCAATGGAGGTAGTAGCATGACAATAAAATTAGTCGGCTCTTCTTCGGGATCAGTATCGTTAGACGCTCCAGCATCAACAACAAGTGGAGCAGACTTAACATTTAAGTTACCAGTAGCTGACGGTTCAAGTGGACAAGCTCTTACTACAAATGGTAGTGGTCAGCTTGCCTTTAGTGCTACTGGTAATGGAACGATAAAAGCTTGGGGTTATTTTACTGGTACAGATACTGGTTCAATTACAACTAATGGATCAGGAAATGTAGCATCAATTTCAGATGAAGGTACAGGTCATTTCAAAGTAACTTATACAACTGCTATTGGAAGTGCTAATTATGCTGTAGTATCTAGTACACAAGATAGTGATAGTACTGGAAAAAATGATGGAGATATGACTATTCATGCACACAACACTGCTTATACAGAAATAAGATTCTTTGTGCAGCAGGGTAATACTAATGCTGGTAGAGATGTGCGAGATCCAGATGGATTTAGTTTCATTGCGGTGGCTTAATTATGAGTAAAATTATTTATGAGAAATCGGATGGAACAGTTGTTGTTATACATCCAGTAGATTCATCCTTATCTATCTCAGATATTGCTAGTAAAACAGTACCTGATGGTACATCTTATGAAGTTGTATCTGATACTAAAATACCTTCAGATAGAACTTTTAGAGATGCATGGGTAAAAGGCTCAGGTGTAGTTACAGAAGATGTAACGAAAGCTAAAGTTATTGCCCATAAAATAAGACGAGAAAAAAGAGAATTAGAATTTGAACCATATGATAGTATTATTTCTTTAAATATTCCGGGTCAAGATTCTGATGCAGCTGAAACAGCAAGAGCATCAATTAGAACTAAATATGCAACTATGCAAACAAATATAAACAATGCAAGCGATATAGCTGGTATTAAGACAGCTTTAGGAGGTTAATATGAGTACATTAAAGACAACAAATTTAAAACATGCTTCCTCCAGTTCTAACAATATTGTTCTAGCTGCTGACGGAAGTGTATCTATGCCAAACAGTAGTTTTGGTAAGCTTCTTCAAGTACAGCAAACAGTAAAGACAGATACAGCTAGTGAAAGTGTCTCTGCTGGTGTTCCTACAAGTACAGTTTATTTACCTGTAAATATTACCCCCGCCTCGTCATCAAATAAAATATTAATATGGGTAACTGCAAACTTAAATGATAACGGAACAGTAGCTATAATTCTTACAAAAGATGGGTCAGCACTAGATGGTGCTACAGGTGATGCTGATGGTAATAGAGAAAGAACTACAGCTGCTACCAATAGTGATTCGAGTTCTAGATTGCATACTATTAATGCGTCATATCTTGATACTGCTGGTACAACAAATCAGATCACTTATGGAATTAAATTATTTGTTCAAGATAATAACACCTCAACTATCTATCTAAATAGAATGGAAAACGCATATAATGAAGTATATGGTTATAGAAGTCCATCTATGATTCAAGTAATGGAAATAGCAGCTTAACAAACAATTATTAATTATGGCATTAGATCATGACGCAATCTACTCTGCTTATAGTGGCACAGTAGTATCAATAGACGACTCTAAAGGAGCGTTTGACAAAGACGGCAACAAGGTAACACTTGATGACGCAAAAATAGCAGCAGCTCGTAAGTCAATAGACGATGCGTATGCTGCTACAAAATATCAAAGAGATAGAGCCGAAGAGTATCCAATATGGCAAGACCAAATGGATAAAATCTATCACTCAGGTATAGATGCTTGGAAAGCAGATATTAAAGCTATTAAAGATAAATATCCTAAACCATAGTGGAAATACCCACCATAATATTACCTGATATTAAAAAGATAGAGACTGTCGAAATACCTTTACCTACAGCTGACGTACCATACTATAAACCTATGGTAGTTCCTCCTAGTGATTTACGAGATCAGGAAGAGGAACCTGTTAAAACTGTAGAAGAAAAACCACCCGAACCACCTACCCTTAAAATACCGTTTATTAAACAGCCAATACCTCAACCTTCAACAGAGGTTGTCGTAGTGGCAGCTACAACGGCGGTTACAGCTGTAGCAGCTACAACGCTGACACAGCCTATAATCGAATGGATACGTAAAAAGGTCCAGAAATTCCTAAATGATAAA